TGATTATCTTCAGAAGCATGATGATGCGGTATTATTATTCTATGATTCAGAGTTTGGTTCACCCCAGGCTTATTTCGAATCATTTGGAATTGATACTACTCGTGTACTTCATACTCCGATAACAGACGTAGAACAAATAAAGTTTGACCTAGTTAATCAACTAGATGCTTTAGAAAGAAAGGAAAAAGTTATTATCATTATAGATTCAATCGGTAATCTAGCATCAAAGAAAGAATTAGATGATGCACTTAACGAAAAATCTGTAGCTGATATGTCAAGAGCAAAGGCGCTAAAAGGATTATTTAGAATGGTCACACCATATTTAACTATGAAAGATATTCCTCTATTAGCTGTTAATCATACCTATCAAGAGATGGGACTGTTTCCAAGAGCTATTGTGAGTGGAGGTACTGGTATCTATTACTCAGCCGACAATATATGGATTATCGGTAGACAACAAAAGAAAGTAGGAACAGAAATAAAAGGATATAATTTTGTCATTAATGTGGAAAAATCAAGGTTTGTTAGAGAGAAGTCAAAAGTACCTATCGCAGTTAGCTGGGATGGCGGTATTGAGCGCTACAGTGGTTTGCTGGATGTTGCTCTTGCTGGTGGTTACGTTTCTAAGCCTAATGTTGGCTGGTATTGCCGAGTTGATCGTGATACTGGAGAACTCATCGACCCTAAGGTCCGTGAGAAGGACACACTTACAAAGGAATTTTGGACACCAATTCTTGAGGGAACAGACTTTAAAGAATTCGTCAAAGGTCACTACCAAATTGGACAAGTACCCTTATTAGATGTTGAATTAGACTTAGAGGAAGAATAATGAAAGAAACTCAAATAATCACTACTGAAGATTATCAATTAGTTGAATCTAATGATGTAGAATTCTATGGGGTTAAGCTTCTTACAGGTAAGTGGAAAAATGTCGTATACATATATGGTGAGGTTAAAATAAAAGAATCCCCTGAATTGGATGTAGCAACTTTAGCATTTACATACGATATTCAGGATTCAGATAGATTCGAAGAAGAAGAACTTATAAATGATATTCACTTTAGAAACTATATTGGTGGAATACTTCAAAATATAATTGAAGATTCTTTAGATTATGCAGAAGAAAATAATGTAGCGGTGATAGGAATTGGACATAACGAATCAAATACCAACACACATACTAAGTCATCTAGTTAATGATGAAGAGTATTGCCGTAGGGTAATACCTTTTCTTAAGAAAGATTACTTTGAAGGAACACATAAGGTTGTGTTTGACCTTATTGTGGATTTTGTTGTTAAGCATAATAAAATCCCCTCAGGTAAAGTATTAGAATTAGAACTTAAAAAAGTTGGTGCACCTGAAGATGTATTAACTCAAGCAAACAATTTAATACAAGAAGTAAAAGTTAAATCTGATATAGAGATTGAATATTTAATTGCTGAATCTGAAACCTGGTGTAGAGATAGAGCAATCTATAATGCTATAATGGAATCAATTCAAATTATTGATGGAAAATCTAAGGATCAATCCGAAGGTGTTATACCTGAGATATTATCTAATGCTCTTGGGGTTAACTTTGATCCCAATATTGGCCATGATTATATAGACAATAGTGAAGATAGATTTGATTTCTATAACACTAAAGAAACTAGAATACCCTGGGATCTAGATTACTTTAATAGAATTACGAAGGGTGGTTTACCAAACAAAACGTTAAACATTGCAATGGCAGGTACCGGCGTAGGTAAATCACTCTTTATGTGCCATACAGCAGCAGCTAACCTAGAGTTAGGAAAGAATGTGCTCTATATTACAATGGAAATGGCAGAAGAAAGAATAGCAGAACGTATAGATGCAAATCTAATGGATTTACCTATACAACAATTAGAAACATTACCGAAAAACGTTTTCGATAATAAAATAAAGAACATTGCAAAAGCTTCGATAGGGAAACTTATAGTAAAAGAATACCCCACCGGAGCTGCGCATACAGGTCATTTTCGAGCTCTATTAAACGAGCTGAAACTGAAAAAGAATTTTCAACCTAATATAATTTATGTTGATTATTTGAATATTTGTGCATCTTCTCGTGTCCGTGGGCTCGGTGGAAGTATAAATACTTACTCATATGTCAAATCTATTGCGGAAGAACTTAGAGGTTTGGCGGTTGAGTTTAATGTCCCGATCGTGAGTGCAACGCAAACGACTAGATCTGGTTATAGCAATACTGATGTAGGATTAGAGGACACTTCGGAATCGTTTGGTTTACCTGCGACAGCCGATCTTATGTTCGCTCTTATTTCAACAGAAGAGCTAGAAGATCTAGGGCAGATATTGGTCAAACAATTGAAGAATCGTTATAATGATCCGACCAAGTACAAGAGATTTGTAGTTGGGATAGATCGTTCACGCATGAAACTTTACGATGTAGAGGAGTCAGCACAAACAGATCTTGTATCTGAAACTGTGCCTGACAAAGTAATAAATAAATTCGGTGATAGGGAGACGCAAGACCCTTACGCTGAGTTTAAAATATAGAGGAATAAACATATGTTTATAAAAGCAAAAGATTGGATAATGGCAAGAATCAAAGAAAGAACCTCACATGATGGCATAATTTTAGTTGCTGTCGGTGTATCAGTTTTACTCTTTGGAGGATTAGCCAAACTCCTAGCATGGGTAGCTCTATTATGGGGTGCTTATACCCTTATAAGAGCAGAGGCATAAAGATGAAAAAACTATTAATTACGATCATGATGATCGCAGGTTTATCAGTAACATCTTTGGTCCAAGCCGACGAACCAGTAGAAGCTCCTAAGGTTTCAGTATCAGGTTCAGTTGGTTTATCATCAGATTATTTTTACAGAGGGATCTCACAAAATAATCATCAAGTAGCACCAAGTCTTAACTTAGAAGTTGAGGCATCTGGTTGGTATCTTGGTACCTTTGCTAGTTCAGTTGATTTTGGAACTGACACCCAATACGAATATGATTTATATGGCGGCTACGATATGCAGCTAACAGATAAATTAACCGTTGGTGGTGGATTTTTACAATATAATTATGACGAAGGAATAGATAAAATGACGGAGCTTTACGTAAAAGGAAGCTACAATGATTCTATCTCTCTTGGATATTATGTTGATAAAGATGATTCTGATAATACATATTATGATATAGCAGTTAAAGTTCCATACATATCTGTTGTTGATTTACGTTTAAACTATGGTAAATTTAAAGGCGGTGAAAGCCATAAAGGTATCACTGTTTCTAAAGATGTAGGAAAAGGTGTAGTTTTCAGCCTTATGGCTCTAAGCTCAGCTAGACATGGAAAATTCATGGATGGTGCATCACTAGGAATACATTATAACTTTTAATTTATAGTATGATGGAAGGGGGTGTAAAAGCCCCCTTTTTTGTGGGCCCTGTGACAAGGTGTGTCTCATCGTTACAATTTGTTACGAAATAATTGAAAAAAAAGGTTTACAAACGCTCCGTTTTGTGGTATAATAGACATATTAATAAAATAAAACTGTAAGGAGTTAAATGGAAAATCAAATAAAAACACTAATCGAGGCAATCGTCTCTGATTACGAAAGATGGTCTAGAAGATCATGGGAAGCCAGCGGTTACGATATGGATAGATTCGAGGATAAAATCGATGAATTCAGAGCTGAGTTAAAAGTATTCGATAGAGGTACTAAATACATCAGAATCGAAACTGGAAATTCAATCTGGGGATTTATCAATAAAGGTAATCCAGATTTTAAAGTTGGTGATATACTAAAAGCTAAAAGTTGGAAAGGTCCCGCTACTAATAAAGCCCGAGGAAATATCTTCGAAAACTATTCAGTTGCTTGGACTGGTCCTCACTACATATCTGGTTATTCAGCAGGTGGTGAAAGAGCTCCAGGTGATAACACCGGACTTTTAAAAGGATCCTCTGCAATTACATCAGGAGTAAGATAATGGCAAAGACAATAGCACACACAGAACGTTACGAGATTTTAGCAAAAGCCTCCGGCGGTAAACTTACCGCAGATGAGGTCTACAATCTTGAAAAATATGGAGTGAAAAACCCTAGAGAATTATCTGACCTAGAAGAGCACAGCGACGGAAGATGCTGCTGTGGTGAATTGGACTGTAATGAACAGTACGTACACTGGACTTCAGGTTGGTAAAGGATTATCCTTAAGGTCACCGATCGGACCTGCTAAAGCGAAACGGGGGTGATGACCGAACATCCATGGGAAGAATGAAAAAGCTTCCCTTCTAGGTGAAAAAGGATTATATTATGAACAAACAAAGTAGAAAAGAAAATAGAGAATCAAGAAAAGCAATTATTGTTGATATTGATGGTACTATTGCAACTCATTACGATTCTAAAGGGAATCAATTAAGAGAACATCACGATTACGCACAGGTAGGTATTGATCTTCCTGTACCCGAGATTATTCATTTAGTACAGATGTACGAATACAGAGGATATCATATTGTTATCGTAACCGGTAGAATGGATCATTGCAGAAAAGAAACCATTCAATGGCTTATTGATAATAATGTAGAATT